CAATGACTGAGTGGACGGTTGCCGTTGTACCGGTGCCGCCGCTCGTCTGTTGAGCGAGCATGTTTGCATAGGCGATGCAGTTATTGTCCCCGATCGTGACCATGCTTGATGGGTTTTGCTTGGCGACCGCTGCTTCGTACTCAACAGCGAATGTACCGTTGACGGGATGAGGGATGCGACCGGGCAGGTTCAAGAAATCAATCTTGACGCCGGTCACGACAAAAACCTCTAGATCGAGTGGATTGAGTTGTAGGTCAATGCGCTTGACCTCGAACGCGTTTGTGGCGCCTTGGTTGAATCTTGCTGAAATGCTAATGGGTTCTGACGTGGATTTGAGTCCGGTTGGCATGAACCTTTCATGATAGGGTCTAGTATTCAGTATGGTTCTTGGCATGGAATCAGTGGGGGCTGCTTCGGAGCGTAGGTGTAGCGTAGCGGAATCGTAGGACTGCGGCCCAAATCGTAGGGAAATCCTTGTGTGCATACACACATTTGATATGCTTGCTACACATCGGAGCGGTCATGAAGGTCTTGATTGACTTGTTCTGCGGGCTGGGTGGAGCATCTTCGGCATTTACCGGCACTGATTGGCGAGTGATTCGCATAGACAACAACCCGGACCTTCTCGATCATGTGAAGGGGATGTGGTTGCTTGACATGAGAGATGCAAAAAATGTCCTCGATTGCATTCGCGCGCATTTGTATGATGTCCACGTCGACAGATTAGTGGTGTGGGCATCACCTCCATGCACCGAGTTTAGCACAAAAAACCCCGATCGCAATCCCGATGAATTCGATTTGACACTTCTGCGAAATACTTGCTATGTGATCGCGGCCTTGAATGAGGATTACAATTTGACAGATTGGTTCATTGAGAATGTTCGAGGAGCAATTGAACCATTCAACGACGAATTAGGACCGTACCGGCAGAGGATTGGACCATTTTTCTTGTGGGGCAAGTTTGTTCCTGTTGCTTGTCTTGACTCTGATGTTTATCGGCATCGCAAACCGTTCAACAAAACCAACAGCCGCACCGAATTACGCTCAAACATTCATGCTCAAATTCCCTATGCTATGAGTGAGAGCGTTCGGGAGAGTCTCGATCGGCAGTTGTCCCTGGCAAGGTGGGTCGAATGAAGATAAAAATCCCAATCAACATACGATTGCCGATGAGGATGCTTCAAGACATTGATGAACTCACTAACAACCGTAGCAAATTCATTCGTGTTGCTATTGAGGACAAGTTGAGTTCTAATGCAACCACCATTTCTGATGTCTCAACTCGTCAACTTATGGCAGCATTGGCTGCCCGTGATGACGTGGACGAAACTCTTTCGCTGCTGTTGTATGCCATGCTCAACACATGATCGGCCCTGGTAGCAAATCACATCTTGCGGCGGAGACGCTGCGCAAGTCTCATGACATCAGCTTGAGTCTTGCCTTTGCGCAAGCGGCCCGATTTGGTGCGCATACGTTTGTTGGCTTCCCGGAGTGCTGCCGACATTTTGCGGGCCGCGGTCTTGTTGACCTTGCGGGCTTTCTTCGCGATCGGGGCCACCACAGCACCGGCCACCGGCATGCATGCGCGCTCTGCGAGCGTACGGGCCATGGCTGGTGCAATTCCGGCCTCAATGAGTGCCTTTTCCATTACATCGCAAAGGGCTGATGCTGCGGCGTCCTCGATAGCCACCAGGGACCACCTCACAAGGACAATTGTTCGGATTGGACGAGAGCAGCGTATTGAGCAGCGGTAGCACGAGCACGATAACCATACACACGGAAGGCAACCTCCATGGTTTCATTGGGTCCCACGCCGCTTGAATCGAGACACAGGAAATAATCGGACGTGGCTATGATGTCAATGTAGTCCATATCAACAACAGGCGTATCGAGGCTGTTAGACTCAATGACTGAGTGGACGGTTGCCGTTGTACCGGTGCCGCCGCTCGTCTGTTGAGCGAGCATGTTTGCATAGGCGATGCAGTTATTGTCCCCGATCGTGACCATGCTTGATGGGTTTTGCTTGG